ATCATGACGGGTTGGGTAGACTTTTTAGTTTACCTGGCCTGTTCAGTTCTTTTGGATGGTCTGAGCCTCGTGCCGCACGACGTAAACGTCGCGCAGCACGACCCAAACCTTCCGTAACTGGAAGTCAATTGCCTGCGTTCTCTTCGGGAACCTTGTACCAGCGAGCTGTGAAGCTTAAAAATAGGATACAGTCTCTCACTCGAGCACACAAAATACGGATCTTTAAAGATCTCTCTATTCTGTCTGATGCTTGGAGGGCTGTACACGCTACTATTGCTGCTTGCAAAGAAGATCGACATCTCCACTACAACCTCTCTTTGAAAAATGAGCGGCAATCTATTTTTATGATTGAATCTCTGCTGATACGTCTTGTTACTACAGTAGCTTTTACGGGACTTAAACCTGCTTTGGCAATACTTAAACTCAATAGTGATCTTGCACGACACCGAAGCCTTTATGGTGAGGGTGAAGCATCCACTATTGAAAAGAGTATTGCCCTTCTTAATAATACCGTCAAACGAACACTGGAAGTTTCTACCCAAGTATCTTACTTGGGCAGAGCACTTCCTAGGGGTTCGGACGAAGAAGCAAGGATAAGTGCTGAGAAGCATCGTGCTGCTCTTGTTGCAAAACAAGTACCACTCCATCCGTCCTACCTTGAGAAAGCTAGAACATTTGCCTTTAATATTTTCAGGAAGACAAAGTCTTCCCAGCAAATGTCGGTTAGCTTCCCAGGGTCGGCCTCTTGCGAGTTTTCTCGTAAGGAGGGTGGTTTGGCACGGCATCAAACGATGCTTCTGCGAAACTGTGAACAAGACATAATAGAACCTTATAACCTTAGTTCTGAACAAATGAAAGACAATAACCTTACTGCTGATGATATTAATTATATCATCCCAGATATGAAGGTTATTCGTCTTTGTGTAAGAAATCTTGTTCAGGACTATGGTTCTGAATCTACAAACTTGGAGCTGCTGAAGAAGAGTTGGCACAGAAGTAAACGTGTCGAAAATCTTGTAAAGGAAAGGTCGGATCTCTCCCGCGCCCTTTCTAAAATTGATGATGATTATCATGCAATTATTAGAAAGAATCGGGCTGAAAGAGATAATGGATCTTTTCTTACACGTTTCCTCTGTGGTTTGAATCCAACTCCACAAGAAATTTACAGCGGCCCCTTGTTTATGAAGCGAAAGATGAATGAACGCTTGTCGGAAATTAATAAAGAGATTGACTCTATCCTCGTCGATTCTAGCGTCCCTGCGTGGGACGAACGAAGATTTGGTCGAATCCCTGACAAGTGTCCTACTTCTTTCCCGATACCAGCTAACTGGGCTGCCGTCAAAGAGCGAGGAGCAAAAGTTCGTAGCGTTACGAAATCCCCTGGTGACTTGGTCACCGCGGGTCACGTATTGCGAAGACTTTTGTTCCCTGCTCTGAGACGTAATATGCATTCCAGTCCACCATTGAAGGGTGAAGAAAGCCTTATGAAAGCACTTCATCGTATCAACAATTTTAAAAATAAAGATACGGTAGTGGTTTCTGCTGACTTGACCACTGCATCTGACTTGCTCCCAACAGAATTGCTTTATGCATTCTGGGACGGAGCTGCGGATGCTTTTAAACTTCATGGTACAGTCTGGTATGACATCGGACGTATGCTTCTTGGACCCATGGAAGTCTCTTATCCAAGAACAGATCTTGAAAAGATTTGTTCTCAGAGAGGCGCTCTTATGGGACTCCCCTTGACATGGATTTTTCTTTCCGTGACTCAGCTGTTTTGGGCTAGCCAAGCCGGCGCACCAGA